AATTGAATTTAATGGTTGAAAGTCTTAACAGTTAAATTAGTTTGGCTTAATAACTAATTGGACTCCTCTTCTTTTAATTCTTTTTCTTAACAAATTTTGTAGACTGGTTGTAGGACCAAAAAGTATTTCAACATCTTTCATAACAAAAGTACTAAGATATTTATGAAATATTTTCATTTCATGATTTAAAAATACATCTATTGGTAATTGTCTATTACTTTCCCACCACCACATGTCACCTAATTCTAAAAAAAGTTTTTTAAGATTTTTATCTGGAAGTTTATCATAATCATAAAAAGTTAAGATAGTGTTGTCGTGGTTAACTACAATTCCTATGTACTCTTCACCGCCATAAAGTATACCTGTAAGGAAGGGATATTTTTCTTGTGTTTCTTGTATTAGTTTGTCTTTCTCCACAAAACTATTTAGTCAATTATATGATAAATACTGTAATATAAAGAGTTAATTATAGAGTAAAAAATTAAAAAATATGAGTTATGGTGATCACAGATTGTTTCTTTACGAAGATATTATAGATATAGTGGTACACTCTGACGGTATATATGTGGATAACAGGCCTATGAATAATAAAAAACTAATTGCACATAAAGGTATTAACAATGAAATACTTTTTAATATAAGGGACAGGGATAGAAAATTACAAAATGTTTTTTCTGATGTTTTAATGGCTACATTAATAAATCCTTCAACAAAAAGAAGAGTATTTTATAGACTTTTAGAACATACAAGTGATGTAGGTAAAGTAAAACTTACATTAGAAAATTCTGATTTGCAAAGTGTAGATGCAGGCATGTACACAATGTATGTATCAAGAACAGATCAAGATGGGATAGAACATCCGGTTTTTACAAATCAAAATAATGCAGTAAAATTTGATATAGAAATTACCGATCAGTTAGGTATGGAGCCAGTAGAAACACAAGTAGGAAACACTTTTACTCAAACAGCAAGTGTAGATGCCGGTGACTCTGCAAATATATTTGTTTCTTCGGCCTTTAGTGGTAATCAAGATAGAAATTTTCAAACTGCTTTGCACACTATTGCCATTTATCCTGATGCTTATACTGGAAACATTACAGTACAAGGCAGTTGTGTAGAAGGTACTCCTGAGAACGACGATGCTAGTATAGATTGGTTTGACTTAGAAACATTGACTTTAACATCAGAAAGCAATATAATAAATAAAAACTATCAGGTAAACAGTAATTGGATTCGTTTAATTCACACACCTAGTAGTGGAAATATTTCGCAAGTTCACATTAGAAATTAATTGACAAATCACTTAATATCCTGTATAATAATACTATGGATATCGATATTCTTGTTGAGCAAGTACACAGGCTCTTATTAGATCATTTGCCTATTAAGACAAGCAAAACACCTAGTGGCTGGAGGACTATGGACTGTCCTATGTGTACTGATAAAAGAAAACGCGGCGGTCTCATTACAACAGGAGCAAAAATATCCTATAATTGTTTTAATTGTGGCTTTACTACTGGTTGGGAACCTAACCCTACATTAGGTAAGAAATATAAAGATCTTGCTGACAAGTTAGGTGCGACAGCAGAAGAAATACATAAGGTCCAAATAGAAATTTTAAAATATGCAGAAATATTAGAAACTGAACAAGAAACTGATTATGTATATAATTTGCAAAAGTTTGATACAGTACGACTTCCAGAATCAGTTATAAGTTTAGATGATTTAGATATAGATCATCCTGTAAAAAAATATGCTATAGACAGAGGCATAGATGGTCTCTACCCTTTAATGTTCTTTAATGAACCTCTGTACAAGCAAAGATTAGTAGTCCCCTTTACTTATAATAATGAATTAGTTGGTTGGACAGGAAGACATATAAATCCTCCTGATAAGACTACACCTAAATACTTACATAATATGCCGTCTGGATATGTTTTTAATATAGATAGATTTGCAGACAGTAAAAGAGAAATTGTTATAGTGACAGAAGGCGTCTTTGATGCTATAATGATAGATGGTATAGCAATACAAGGAAATAGTGTAGGGCCTGAACAGGCACACCTAATAGAAAAATTGGGCAAAAGAATTATTATATGTCCTGACAGAGATGAGGCTGGTACAGAATTGATGTTGCAGGCCGCTGAACTAGGGTGGGAAGTAAGTTTCCCGCCTTGGCATGCAGATTGTAAAGATGCCGCTGATGCAGTTATTAAATATGGCAGACTTGCTACAGTGGACAGTATTATTAGAAATGCTGTAGATAATGAATTAAAGATTAAAGTTAGAGCTAAAATGGTATGAACGAAAAGTTTCAACATTGGAAAAATATTTGTAGACTACATTGGAAGGAAATTGTTACTATGTCTATAGCATTACATTGGATTGTAGACTTATTAATATTAGGACCAATAGTTTTCTTTTTGGGATATTTGTTTGGAGTACATGTAGGACATTAGTATGAAATTATATGTAAACGGTTGTAGTTTTAGTTATGGTAATACATTAGAAAATAAATTGGCATGGCCTGATTTTATGGAAGACTTTGATGTGATAAACGAAAGTTGGATAGGTAGTAGTAATAAAAGAATTTTAAGAAGAACTATAAACTACATAGAAAATAATGCTTATCATGATACATTTTTTGTAATACAATTATCTGATTGGTTTAGAGATGAATGGTATGATGCAGAATTTGATACATGGATAGGAATGTGTAAAGATCATGTTGTTTTAGATGATATATCATATAATAGAAGTGATATAGATCAGGAAGAATTAAATAGAAAGGTTAAAACATTTATACAACATTCTTTATTACATAGAACAATAAAAACTGTAGAACAAGAAACATTTAATCTTTTAAATACGGCAATAGCATATTTTAATCAAAATGATGTCAAATATTTGATTACAGGAATGAGTTCTAGATGTATGCCACATGAAAATAATGTAAATATTGTTGTTCCAGGAAATTTTATTAAGCCTATAAGCATAATTGCAGGTAATAACATCATTAGCACTAGTGATAGTCATCCAGACAAACAGGGTCATAAACTAGTTGCAAGATATATAAGAAGTGAGATAGAAAAGATATGGCAGATATAAAAACATATAATGAAGAAACACAAGAACTTTTTTTAAGGTTTTTGTTGAGCGATTCAGACTTATTTGCAAGGTGTCAGAATATAGTCAACCCGGTGTACTTTAATTTAAAGTATAGGAAAGCAGTTGATTTATTTATAAGTCATAGCACTGAGCACAATTCTATTCCTACTCCTGAACAAGTAAGTGCAGTTGCAGGAGTACAATTAGAGCCTATTCCAAATGTAACTCCTGATCATCATGAATGGTTTATGAATGAATTTGAAACTTTTTGCAGACACAAAGCATTAGAAAAAGCAATTATAGAAAGCACAGACTTATTAGAAAATCAAGACTATGGCACAGTTGAAAATAAGATTAAAGATGCAAGTCAAGTTGGTTTGGTTAAAGACTTGGGTTTAGAATATTTTGAAAATCCCAAAGAAAGATTACAATGGATCAAAGATCAAGCAGGGGCAATTAGTACAGGTTGGAAGGGTATAGATCACAAACTTTATGGTGGCCTGAACAGAGGAGAGATGACAATCTTTGCTGGTGGTTCTGGTGCAGGTAAAAGTTTGTTTTTACAAAATTTTGCAGTCAATTGGGCATTAGCAGGATTTAACGTTGTTTACATTAGTTTAGAGCTTAGTGAACAACTTATTAGTATGAGATTAGATAGTATGGTATCTGGTTATGGCACAAAAGAAGTGATGCGTAATATGGATGATGTAGATTTGAAAGTGCGTATGAAAGCCAAAGGTGCTGGTAAATTAAGAGTTAAACAAATGCCTAACGGTGTTAATGCAAATGATATCAGAGTATTTTTGCGAGAATATGAAATATCCTGTGGTGAGAAAGTAGATTGTTTACTTGTGGATTATTTGGATTTGATGATGCCTATTAGTGCAAAAGTAAGTGGCAGTGATTTGTTTATTAAGGACAAATATGTATCTGAAGAGTTGCGTAACCTAGCAGTAGAAAGAGACTTACTATTTGTAACGGCTTCACAGTTAAACAGAGGCGCAGTAGAAGAAATAGAATTTGATCATCATCATATAGCAGGTGGTATCAGTAAAATACAAACAGCAGATAATGTTGTAGGTATTTTTACAAGTAATGCTATGCGAGAAAAAGGTAGATATCAAATACAGTTTATGAAAACACGTTCTAGTAGTGGTGTAGGCACCAAAGTAGATTTAAGATTTGATCCTGATACACTTAGAATAGAAGATTTACAAGACGGAGATGAAGATGCTGATACAATCACAACTTCAAGCCTAGTAGATCAACTAAAACGTAGTAATACAATTAAAGCAGATGAGCCAGAACAGAAAGATACTATAGGCCAAGCGATGAACATGCGAGAGTTCCTGAAAAAGAATGATTTATAATGATAAATAGCATTATACATATTTTATGGAGACGACATGCGTAAAACTCGCAGTATATTAGAAGAACTAAATCAAATTTCTGTTGATAGAGATAGGAATCATGTGGTCTCAAATAGGGGAGAGCATGTCATCAATAGTGCTATTAATCTTATAGAACAGATTGAAACACATTATGATGAACAAACTGCTAAAGATCTTAAAAACAGATTAATTAACAGCATTAAAGCAAAAGATATTAAAAAATTCTCCCGAGGTATTGGTAAGGTTATCAAAGAATCACAAAGGGAAATTGACAATGCTAATAAATGAAATTGTAGTTAAAGAAAAAGACGTCAATTTACCTGGTAATCCTGTACCTATAAAACACGGTAAAGAAGTTACCTTAGGTAATGAAAAATTTGTTTATGATCTTAACAATAATATTTGGTTAAGAAAATCTGACGGACAAGCAATCCCTCAAAATAGCGAAGCACATATGGTTCTTATGGCAACACAAGGGTATGAACCAGATGGAGTAAACCAATTAAGTCCTGGAGCCTGGAAGACTGTCAAAGGTACTATTAATAATTTGATAGGAGGACCTCTTGGTGTTGCAAGTAGAGCTGATCCAAATGCATCACTCCTAGGAAAAATATCAGGTGTGATAGGTGATGGGTTACAAAGATTAATTAGAGGTCTTGGTAATAAAAGAAAAATACAAATTATTAATGTTGGCGACATGGTACAATGGAATGCTGAAAAAAATAATAAAAATATTAAAAAAGGTGACTTAGTACAAGGTCCTGTAATAGCAGTTGCAGGAGATTCTTATCCAGCAGGAATACCTTCAGAAGGCGGAGCAACAGAGGTACCGCAAGGAAAACTTTTAATCAAATCTAAAACAGGTGTGATATTTACAAAACCTATTGATCGTGTACAAAAAGTTCAGGGTTAAAAATGAAATTTGTCGAAATCTCAAATAGTTTCCTTAAGGAAATTATACTAGAAGCAGAAAATAAAAATACTCATTTAGAGCATTTGGAAGACAATATTTTTAACAAAGGATACCAAGGCGCCAAAGAAGCAATAAATTATTTGTTTAGTCTACATGAGATGCTAGAAGGAAGTTCCAAAACTCCAGTCAGCATGACAACAAAATGGGACGGTGCACCAGCCATTATTGCAGGCAAAGATCCTCAATCAGGAAAATTTTTTGTAGGCACCAAAGGTGTATTTGCACAAAAACCCAAATTAAATTTTACAGAAAAAGACATTGAGGAGAATCATCCTGCTGAAGAGTTACAAAATAAATTAAAACTTGCATTAAAAACTTTAAATAGTTTGAACTGGAATACAGTTGCTCAAGGAGATATGCTTTTTTCTAAAAGTGATTTGAAAACTGTAGATGTTGACGGGGAGGAATGTATTGTTTTTAAACCAAATACCATAGTGTATGCAGTACCCACAAACAGTGACCTAGCAAAAGAAATTTCTAGTGCAGAAATAGGAATTGTTTGGCATACAGAGTATGTAGGAGGGCCTACGTTAGCCGATACAACTGCTAAATTTGGTTTTGACAGTAGTGTACTTGGTAATAGTAATAAAGTTTGGCATAGAGATGCATTAATAAAAGATTTTAGTGGAACAGTGACACTTACACAAGAAGAAAGTGATAATATTATAAATTCTATAAAACAAGCAGATAGTTATTTAAAAAGTATAGATTCAGAAACATTTGCTTGGTTAGAAAAAGGTAATGATTTAATAGGTAAAGATTTCCTACAACAACTAAAGGCCCATGTAAATAATAATATTAGAGCAGGAGCATTTGATGAGCCCACTAAGTTTGCACAGGGGTTTGTACAAAAGTATATAGATTTTATGCAAAAGAAAATAGACGGTTATAAAACACAGGCTAAACAGGACGAAATGACAGAAAAATTAGTACAAGGTGTAAAGTTTATTAAAGAACACGTTCCTGGGATAGTGAGCGTATATGATCTGTATTTAAAGATAATACAATCTAAAGTAAACATAATTAAAAAGTTAGAAACAATTAGACAGTTACCTACATTTAAGGAAACTGAAAACGGATATGAAGTAACAGGCGAAGAAGGGTTTGTTGCAGTTGACAGAATAGGTAATGCATTAAAACTAGTAGATAGACTGGAGTTTAGCAGACTGAACTTCGGAACAGGAGCACCTGGAAAATGAGCATGCCAGAAAACAAATTTAATTTTAAACTAATTGATCAAGAAATATCTGAAGCAAGACTGTTTAGGACATCAAATAATTTTAGAAATTTAACAGGCAGAGAAGTAGCAAATTTATTATATTTAACAACACTATCTACATGGATGATGACTAAAGATAGTAAGCAGGAAAGTTTTGCAAGATCTTATTTAAAGCAATCTACTCAGTATGGCCCTTATATTTTATTCAGAAGTCATGCAACTGATTTATTTTTATTAGCATATCATGTTAATGATCCAGAAAATAAAAATATTAAATTAAAAAATAATATCGAAAGTAAAAGATTTTTAAAATCCCTACAATTTAATAATAGACAACATTGGTTAAATATGTCTAAGATTAGTAGTGGTAAAGATAGAAACAGTGAAATGTATTCTTTTTTTATGAGATTAGAATCACAACTCAAAATTAGCGACTCCAGATATAAAAAATGGAGAAGACTTGTTAGTGATTGGGGCAACTTAAAATATACAGCCAGACAATTAGTAGTTACATCTATACTTCAAGAATATAGACGAATTGCAAAAGGCAGTGAAATGGTAAGCCCATTGAGCACAATGACAAGATATAAAAAATATATTGTTACTGATAAGGAAAAACCAAGTACAGCAAAAAGAGTTGCCGGTGCAGTTGCTGGTGCGGCCGCAGGCAGGTATGCAGGTAAGAAGATTGCACAAAAAACAGGAAAAAATATTGATAAATATAAGAAGTACGGTACAGGTATTGGAGCAATAGCAGGATACTGGGCAAGTGGAAGGCAGAGACAAAAATGAACAAAATACAAAAAGATGCAATAGTAGATTCGTTTAATAAAAAATGGAAATACAGAAAAGACAAAGAACAATATGGTATGGCCGATGCATGGAAAATTATCTATTCTCCAAATGCAGAAGGTAAGTATGTAGGTGATTGCGAAGACTATGCTCTATCAATTCTTTACAGACTATGTGGTGAAAGCCATTTAAAAATGTGGTGGATGCTTATTACTCATCAAGCAGGTATCTGTTTAGTGGGTCCAAGTAAATGGAAAGTATCTCACGCAGTATTAAGATATAAAGGCGAGTATGTAGATAACTGGACTAAAAAGTTTGGCCCTAAATCTGCAATAGAAAAGAATCACACTTTCCATATTTTTTATGGATATGGTTGGGCATACTTCACTGCAATAAAAATGGTTATCAGTAAAATAGTAAGAACATTAAAAAAATGAAAATAAAAGAAATTATCAGAGAAGAAATAGATCAAGCAGAAGCAAGTCAGGTTTATCAATCTTTGATTGCTACAAATACTCCTATGGGAAGATTAACTGCATATTATTTTCAACAAACAAGAAATAGTGCTAAACATACTTCTATAGATAGTGCTCAGCAAGAAGCAGAAATTTTAGCAAAGGCGGCTCTTGATAAAATTAAAGATGACGATCTAGGAGTTGAAAAACTTAGCAAAGAAAAAATAGAGAAATACAAAAAATATAGTGATAAGTTTTATGGTAATCAGTATGTTAAAGTTGCAAGAGACCAATTACCTCAAGAATTACAAGCCTATTTGCCCATAATAGATCAAGGATTAGGTAAAGGATTTAGATCGGGTGTAAGTGTAGGTTCAAATTTATCTAAATTATTCGATCCTAGTAACATAAAATATTCTAGAAAAAGATAAATAAGTACATATAGAAGTTAAAAGACTTCATAAAGGAGAATAAAATGGCACAATCAGATAGAAGAGCGGCGGCGGCTGGTGAGTTTATTGGTAAAGACGTATTTTTAAAGTCATTCCAACAACAATCAGGAAACATTAGTGCTTCTGATTTAACACAATTAGTTAGTTCAGCTCAAAACTTAAACCTTTCAGTTCTTAAAGTTGGTAGTGTATCAGGTGATACAGTAAACTTAATTGTTGAAGGTGCTGATAATTTAGCAAACGGTGACATTGCAGGTTACGTGATCGGCGATACATCATTCTAAATTTAACAGAATATTAAAAATCCTCACTATGTGGGGATTTTTTTTGACTAAAAGTTGATAAATAAAAGTAAGAGAGCCAAACGGCTCAAAATACATAGGAGAATATAATGGCACAAGCAAATCCAAACGCGGCAGTTAGAGCAAGTAACGGTCTAGGTCCACGTACAGATATTTTAGAAGTTGATGACGTAACAGCAGTAACAGTTGAAGCGGCATGTTTAGAAGCACAAAACGAAGGTTTTGTAGTTGTAGGCGTTGAAGGTTTAACTTCAGGTTCACACATTGCACTACAAGGTGCAGGTGCAACACCATCTATTACAGGCGCAACATTAATCGCAACATTTGGTGGTTAATCAAACGTAACAACAAACGATAATATTTAATCCCCACTTTATGTGGGGATTTTTTTGACTTCAGAAAATTAAAAGTCGATAAATAGTAATATACAAGGAGACACACATGAGTTTAATAAGAAGTGGTGCAATGGGTAGTAGTGAAGTACTATCGAGTAATATAGAATACTACACATTGTTTACGACATTAAATATCACAAGAACAGGTGATTTTAATGACAATACACAGAAAGATTTTGAAAGCATAGTGCAAGTAATAGGATTAAGAGCACAACCAGTGGTTATGAATAATCCAGTTGCATTAAATGGTATAGGTGCAAATTTATTAGAAAATTACGGAGCACCAAGCCTTACAGGTGCAGGTTGGATTTTTAAATTTGCATTTGAAAGAGAAGGAGCTCATACTATAGATTTGCTTAAAGATGAATTGGACGGAATTGTATTAAATGATGGAACAATAGATACAAAAAGTTCAGTCAATATGGAATTTACTAAACAAGATTTATTATAGGATAAAAAATGCCTAAAAAGCCAAAAACAGAAATAGCAACTAAACCTTATGTTGAAAGCGGTAACATAGAGGCTCACATAATTGCTGACATGCTTCGTATAGAAAGCATTACCTCCGAATTAAGAGAATTTAAAGAAACTACAAAAGGAAGATTAGACAAATTAGAAAGTTGGATAATCGCTATTGTTGGTTTAACCTTCACAACCTTAATGACAACAGTAGTAGGACTGTTAATGAAAATATTATGAGAATAGACGAATTTACAGATGTAGAAATTACAGAAGGTAGAATGGTATGGCGCCGAATGGGAAATACTGTTAAACGTGCAGTTCGTTGTACATCTGGTAGACGTAAAGGAAGAGTTGTAGCAAATGCGGCCCAATGTAGTAAGCCAATAGATATGAAGAAAAGGCTTACATTAAAAAGAACAAAAGCAGGTATGGGTAGAAGATTAGCCTTTAAGGCAAGAAGAACTAAAAGAACTAATCCAGCATCTAAAAGATTAAAAACTTTAAATAAGCCAGTTAGAAGAAGATAATGAAATTTAAAGATGTAAGGACAATAGAATCTTTATTAAAAGAATACGGTATGACTTCAGGACCCTCTACATCTGTTGGAAATCAAAAGTCCGGAAGTATTGTAAACAAGCCTAGTTCTTCATCTTTGAAAAAACCAAGTACTTCTATAGTAAGAAAACCATCATCTAATAAAACAATACAACCTAAAGATTTATCTATGACTACATCTAAAGCAGGTGACTTAAAAAAAGATTTTGTCTTTCCTGATGAAAAGGGTAATGAATTAAAGATTGTTTCACCTGCAGGTAAAAGAACGTCACTACCTAACGATAAAGAAGATGTAGTTATCGCATTAGATAAAAATAATGAGCCTGTGGTTTTTGATAAAGATGCAGATGTATCTTACCCAGAAGTACAAGAAGGCAAATTAAAAAAATTAGCCAAAAAGAAAGGTAAAAAATTCCAAATTAGAAAACTTAAAGGAAAAATTAAAAAGTTATCCAAGAAAAGATTAAAAGAAGCAGATCCAAAACTTTTTGAAATAAATTTTAATAAAAAAGAAATTGCATCAGAAGCCTTAGATATGCCAGTAAAGTGTGGCTTTGAAGCAGAAACATTTTTTTATAGTGTAGATGGTTCAGGTTCTTCTGATGTAGATGATATGAGCATCAGTGATATCGAATACGAATATGGTGATTTACCAGATCAAGCATACGAAGATTATCAAGATTGGTTATATGATAAAGGACAATCAGAATATTTGGACGACTTAGTGAGTGATAAAGTCCAAGAAGTCAAAGAAGATGAAGAATGGTTGAACGACTTTATAGACAGCAGTAGTGGCCCAAGTTCAGAAGCAATCGAAATATACAAAAAAGATTTTGAAGAAGCAGACCCACAAGAATACGAAAACCGTGAGGAAGATGGTTGGGAATACATGAACTGGGTTAGAGAATATGTAGAAGAAGAATACGAAGACGAATATTTAGAATGGCTTGACCTTGCAGTCAGAGAAGAATATGATTTAAATGATGAGGCCAGAGAAGCCGCTGAAAGCGACTACAGTATGGAAGACTGGATATATGACACATACAGTTATATGAGCAGTTTCCTTGATGAGTATGGATACGACTATAGCAGAGGCGGAAGTGGTGTGTCAGATGTTGCTGATGAATTGTATAATGGTTGGATAAAACAACATAGTAGTTTTGATGAGTACCCAGAATCAGGAGATTACGGAGACACTTATACAACAACTTCATGGGCAGTAGAAACTGACAGCAGTATAGATCCCGATGAAGGTGCGGCCGCAGAATTAATATCACCAGTATATAGTTCTCCTAGAAAAATGCTGGAAGAAATGAGAAGTCTTTTTAACTGGAGCGAAGATAACTTCGGCACTAATAATACCACAGGTTTACATGTAACAATGAGTTGGAACGGATCTAGAGATGGAGATGCAGAATTAGGAGGACTAGAACCAAACAAATTAAAAATGGCATTGTTATTAGGTGACGAATACTTATTAGCACAATGGGGAAGACGTAGAAACAGTTATACAAAAAGTCAATATCAAAATTTATTAAAACATGCAGAAGATATGAAACGTGGAAATAAAGACAGTTTCTTAACGTTACAAAAAGAATTAGAAAAAGGCATTAGCAGAGAAAAGTTTTCAAGTATTCATTTTAAAAACCAAAAAGATAATGATAGCGAAAATGAATTAATAGAATTTAGAATAATGGGTGGTGCTGACTACAACACAATGTATGAAAAAGTTGTTAAATCAGTTGTAAGATATGCAACCATTATGAACGCAGGTTATGATGAAGATGCGTTTAGAACAGATTATATAAATGCTTTGTTTAGATTAATCCGTAAGAGCCAAGAGATAGACCCTGAAAAGACAAAAGAACTAGAGGTTCATAATCATCCTGTGATAGATTCTGCAAAAGAAATAGTTGGTAAAAAAGATTATTTTGATGTTATAAGATTTTTAAATAATTCTGTTAATTATTTTAATGAATATGAAGAATTAAGTGATCCAGATGCTGATAAAAAATGGAAACAGAGTGTCAAAGATTATGAAAAAGGCACAGGCGACAAGATGGATATTGTTGAAGTTGAAGAGGGAGAGCCAATCAGAGGCTATATACAACCAGACGCAATAGCACCCAGCAAAAGAGCACCAGCGGCATTAAAAAGATCTCAGGAAATGTTTGGTAGGGCAGTAACACTTCTTGCAAGAGATATTGCTGACAATAAAGCGAGAGGAATGCCTAATGCAAAAAGCATAAGAATATTCAGAGAATATGCTAACAAAATAAAATTAAACAGTAAAACTTTAGAAAAAATTGCCATCCAAAGTATGGATGACTTAAACTTTAATGGTACTGACAAAGAGAACATAGTAAGATTAGAAAAAGGTGTACAAAGTTTATTTAAACAAGACATTATAAAAAAACCAACCTTCCTAACGCCACAAGAAGTAGATGCCATACTTAAAAAGTCCTGGCAGTTTGCAATGTCTGATGATAAAAAAGATAATATTAAATTAAATAAATTTATAGAATTATTAGTAAAAGTATCTCCCTACAAAGATACAGATCAAGTACAAGATGATTTAAGACAGGTATTTAAAACAAGGCAAGAAAACGAATTTGCTAGATATATGAAAAGTGGGTCTTACGGAAGTAGTGGTTTATTAAAGGCAGGAAAAATAACAACTCCTGGTGCTGTTAAAGAATTACTATCCTTCCTAGAACCATATAGTGGATATGAACATCCTACAAGTCCAGATCATCATATCAATATAAGAAGTGATGACAACTATGAAAATGTCGCACAGATGAGAATGATACAGCGAATGAGAGATCGTATGGATCATTTGCAAGATTTACAAACTGAGGACAAAGAAAAATATCAAAGCATAGTAAAGCAATTACAATCAATTGGACAAGACTTTATAACTGCATTGAAGCCTGTAGACTTTCAAAATGAACTTGGATTAAAAGACAATGATGAAGATGGTAGAAATTTCTTAGGAATAAGTAATTTCAGCGACCACGATGACCGACTAAGTAAATGGAACGACATTTTAGATGATTTAACAAAAATGTCTGAACCTGATCAGGACACGTGGAATTTTCCAAAATCATATGATGACTTAGTCTTTAGCCAGATTAATTTATCTGAATTGTACAAAGCAAAATCACGTGATCCTGGTAATTATGAATCATCAGAAATAAAAGCATTAATTAAGGAAAGATTTGCGGCAATTAAAAAATTCTTAACAGGATTTGATAAAATTTTCCAAAAGGAAGGTTTCCTAGATTTAAAATCCGAAATTAAAAATAAAAATCAACTGGACAAACGCAACAAAGATTTTGAAAAGAATATCAGAGGCTCTGAAAAAACTAAATTTAATATACCATCACACAGTTGGGTATACATAGATAAAGAATTTTTTGACACTATCACAGATGAAGACTACAATGATAGAGAGGCATACTTGGAAAATCATTTAGAACATTTTAATGAAGAACTAAACACAGGCAAGGTTTATGTAATTGCCGCAAGTCATTTTGGTGATGCCGAAGATGCCACAAACGGTTTAGAACTTATTGATACATTTGAAAAAAATAAAAACTATTATCATTCTTGGAGAAGAACTGGTTATAATAAAATACTCAGCAAATTTAAACAAACGTATGGAATTTCCTGGAGAGAATTAACTGGTGAAAGGATAGCAGATAAAACATTAATACAGGGTGACGGTGATGTATATCAAAAATTAAAAGAAATTGGCATTGCAATCACACACAAAGGCGACAGTAGAAAAGGCATGGACGGTGTACAAGATTTAGTTCCAGATAATGAAACAGAAAATCCAAGAAGTGGCGAACCACTTAACAGAAGTAGCAGTATGAGTTGGGAAAACATCAATGATGATGCTGAAGAAAAACGTTTTAACGCATTTGATTGGAGTGTGTACCCGGAACAAATGAAAGGGTTAGTTGCCAAAGAAATGAAAGACAAAATAAGTAGTTTTGGCAGTTTCCAAGTAGCATTAGATAACATACTTAAAAGAGTATTAGACGGTGATACAGGTATTGAAATAGGCCCTAACAAAAATAGCATAATAAAAGCGGCTGATGTAGAAGGCTACACAAAAGAGCATTCAGCAAAAATAGGTGCTGAAACTGATTGGATAAATCTAGCAGATCATTTAGGTATAGAACTTGGTGTAAATAACCAAGGTGCAGAACTGTTAAAGAAAACATATAATATGTATGATGAAAACACCCAAGGTAACTTTGCCGCAGATGGTGTAAGTATAGAAAGGTGGTTAGATGCTGTACAAAAATCCAAAGAATATATACAAAAAAATTATACTGTAAGTGGTGGAAATTATTTTAGAGACAAAGATTACATTGGTGGCAGATTAGGCGGACCTGAAGATGCAGAAAAAACAATATCGACACCACCAGAAAAAGAATTTAATTCAGATTACGATTTAGCAAGAAACCGTTGGCCTAAGTTTGATGAAATGATGCGAAATGGTATGCAGAACTATTTGGCTAGAGGTTCTGTAAATGACCTAGTAGGATTTTTAAATAATGCAAGTAATGACAGACGTTTTCAAAATGCAGTATTAGATACACTTGCAGATACACCAGATAGTGGTATGGGTGCTTTTGATGACTTTCAATCTGTATTAGCATCAGCAAGGATGAATATGTCAAGACAAAATCAAGAAAGTGTGTTAGACAAGTTTGACAAACTACCTTTACAAGAACGGTTGCGTATTATAAACGAATCAGATGTATTAGAAAAGTGGAGCAAAAAATATAAGGACAGTATCAACTGTAGCAACCCTAAAGGTTTCAGTCAAAAGGCTCATTGTGATGGTAAGAAAAAACAAGAAGGTAGAATAGAAGATACTTTTGCAACAGATAGAATTGATAAACACGATAAACCTCAAAAGAAAAAGAAAAAAGAAAAAATGGAAGAGGGTGCCTTACCAGATAACTCTGTCGTTAGAATGTTAAACAAATTACTTGCAGAGCCTATGCCAGCAAGTGATATTAAAAAACAAATGGATGCCTATTTTGCTCTACCTGTACCTTCCATGTTAAAAGCATTTAGAGACAGACGTTCAGAGGGCGGAGACGACGCATGTTTAAGGCCTATACTAAGAAGTTATATTAAGCAACAGTTAGATCCTTCATCACAAAAACAAGTAAATCTAAATGAAGGAATAATGATCTCTGAATATGAAGATCTAGAAGCAGAAAAAATTAAAATACAGGATATTATTAAACAATTAGATATTGAAGATGAAAAAGACAGAGGGATAATAGACCAAATTTGGAGAATACTAAATTCAGATCATATTCAAACAGTTATTGGTTCAGTAGTAGCAAGACCTATAGCAGACGAAACAGCAATGGATAAACTTGAAGCAACTAAAATACTTACAAAGGTAATTTATCAAGTAGAAGGCAGTTATGATAAAATTAAATCTTTTTTAGATGATTTAGAAAAAACAGGTTCTGCTTATGATGTCGATGCTATCAAGAAACCTATTAATGCATTATCAAATGTGTTTAAGTCAGATGTAGGATTTACAGTATTTAAAACGTTACTACCATACGGAGTAGGATCTAATAGAAAAGGCCCAGGTGAATTTGCATTAGCAATGCTTAGTGATAGAGTTCAATTAAGTGACTCTACAGGAGATATTAAAGTAGATGGTGACCTAGTAGAAGTCAAAGCAAGTAAGAGTGAGACAAGTTCAGGTGGCGGAAGATTAGGTATGCACGGATTAACTGGAGATGATGCTACAGCAAGACTATTGAAATATGAAAACGATATACCTTCCATAGCACAACATTTAAAAGATCCCAGAAACAAAACTCTAGGATTCGGAAAGTTTTTAGAATATCTAAATACAGATTTACCTGTAGGAGACAAAAGAAGAGGGTTAATTGTTAAAGATTTATATACAGGCGTCTTTATACCAAAAGCAGTACAAAAGATTGCAAAAGCAGTTCAATCGTCAAATCAAAGTATAGAGATAGCAAAGCAATATGCTGGTGCAAATTATATAGATTATGTAAGTAAAGGTAAGTTTGATTCATTATTAGCAATAGATTTGTATACAGGCAAAACAGCATATATGAAAAGTGAAGATGAGTTTATAGAATTTATAGAAGGTCCACACTCAGGTTCGTTGGGTGTAAGTGCTGTAAGTTCTAATTCTAATCCAGCAGAAGTATTTGTGCAGATGAAATTTAAAAAGGGTAAAGTATGAAAATAAGTGAATTATTTTTAAGTAAAGAAGAATTAGAAAAACGCAAACGTTCACGTCTAGACGCAGAAGCCGGCGGCGGTGGCGGTGGCGGTGGCGCCGGAGGCGGTGCAGGCGGCGGTGCAGGAGGCGGCGGTGCCGCAGGTGGCACAGGCGGAGCAACAGGTGGAACAAGTTCAGGTGGAGACGGAGGGTCTGCAGATAGTGGTAGCACCGGAGATAGTGGTACTACATCCTCCGATTCCACTCCTAGTAGTGATGCACCAGTAAGTAGAGGTTATGCATTTTTAGGTAGTATGGTCCCTGGTAAAAAGAAAAAGAAAAAGAAAAAGAAAACTTTTAAGTACGGTAAAGGCATATACGAAAACTTAAATGACTATGCTATGGATTTAGAGTTTGCTGTGAAAGAAGCAAGGGATATAACAAAACAAATTAAATATGCAGATATGCATATGGACATTATTTCTAAACTGTCATTACTTGCAGAAAAATATGGTGTAGAAATAGATGAATATGATATTAATCAAGTCTATAAAGCCAAGAATAATTTAGAAAGTGCAATATTTGAATTAGATCAAGTCTTTGAAGAAAAACTAAGAGAAATAAAAAATAAAATAGACGATGAAAATATTTGATGCAATACAACAGGTAATACCCTGCCCTAAAACAAGATCTATTGGATGCCAATGTAGTAGACTGGAAGGTATCACTGAGGCCGAAGAAACAATCAAAGCAATAGCACAACTTGAACATACTGAAGGTAATGTACAAGGTGCTGTAAAGTTTAAACAAAAACCCGGACAGCCTACAATAATTAAAGGCATAGTAAAAGGGTTAACACCAGGTAAACATGGCTTTCACATACACGAATTTGGCGATCTAAGTGATGGTTGTGCTAGTGCAGGTGGCCATTACAATCCAGACGGTGTTGATCATGGCAGTTTACAACAAGGGCATGTAGGTGACTTAGGTAATATAGTTGCAGATAAATCAGGTACAGCAAGATTTCAAATCAAAGCAGAAAGGGTAGAACTTTCTGACATAGTAGGTAGAGCAATAGTTATTCACGCAGATGAAGATGATTTAGGTCAAGGCGGTGATGAAGAAAGTTTAAAAACAGGTAATGCAGGAGACAGAGTTGGCTGTGGTGTTATTAGACTAAGGGAAGTTGTAGAAGAAGAATACAATAGAAAGTTATCAGATAAACATTTTGATAGAAGTCAAATGCCACAAATAAATAAAAATGATTTAGATGCATCACCATTTACATATAAAAGAGGTTCTATAAGTATTAGTAATATAAAGCCAGTACAAACTCAACGAGTTCAAGGACTGAGTAAAAAAGCACAAGATATTTTCCTAAATAATGAAGATAAGCCTTTTATTCTAGATAAAAATGGCTATCTAATAAATGGACACCATAGATATGATGCGGCTCATATGTTGGGAATGAAAAAGGTAGATGCTATAATGGTAAATTCTGAAATAGAAGATATTATGAATCATTTTTCTCATACAACTAGTGACAGAGAAGTAATGCCAGAACATTATTTTAAATCTTTATATGAGAAAAAATTAAAAGCGATAAGTGAAACAATAGAAGCATCACAAGATATGAGTGCTCTTCTTAAAGGTATAGAAGCAGATTTAAAACAACGAGAAAAAGATCTAAAAAAGTTACCTAAAAAAAGCATATACGATGAAAATTATAAGTCGCAAGATGTTACAAAGCAAGGAAGAAATTTAAGTGCTAAAGTAAAGCAGTATTTAAAAGGCAAAAACACAATACTAACAAAAGTTAAAGTAGCAGACTTAGACATGAAAACACCAGGGTTTGGCAGGATTATAGGTGATTTGGGTGATGTGAATTTTGCTGACACAACAGACCCTATAGTGGTAGATGTTGATGGCAAAACTATATTGGATGGATTCCACAGAGTTCAAAAAGCAAAAGATATTGGTAAAGAAGAAATACCAGCATATATAGTAGACGAAAACCTTGCTGACGGTAAAGTGAAAGGCAAGAGTAGACCAGGGCGTGTAAAACGTGCAGGTGCAAGTTGTAAAGGTTCCGCAACGGAACTTCGCAAGAAGGCCAAAAAGTATAGTGGTGAGCGAGGCAAAATGTATCACTGGTGTGCCAACATGAAGGCTGGCAAGAAAAAATCCTAAATAAATAAATGCATGTACGACATATCTACAGACATATTTTCCGATATAGATTATTTTTCTTCTCTTGATGAAATTCAAAAAGTTATCTATTATCATGATAATCGATTCATAAGAGATACTAACCAAGATAATATTTCTTTTAACAAAATAAGACAAATGTATTACAAAAGGAGTATGAATAATTTTCATGTTGACTGGCAAGAGAAATGTGACAGACCAGAATATTCTATGAAGTTTAAATTTAGTTTAGGGGATACTCTAGAATCACTTTACAATAAACAAGAAAGTTTTGAAGAAAAAGTACTGAAAAGAGAGGGGTATATAGATATAGATGGAAAATGTAATGATAATGTTTCATACTATGTCAATAAACACGGATTTCGTTGTGAAGAGTTTACTGATACAGATTCTATTGTATTTTTTGGTTGTAGTCATACATTTGGTACAGGGTTGGATCAAGATGATATTTGGACTGAATTAGTAGCAAAAGAATTAGGATTAAGATCGGTAAATATATCCTGCCCTGCAATTGGTATAGATTTTTGGAATCTTTACATAAATTATTTTTTTAAACATGAGGTAAAGAATTGCAAGGCTATTGTAGTATTACTTCCTCCTTCTATAAGATATTCTTATTTTTGTAATTGGTATGATCACGAAAATCCAAAGTATGAATACCATGAAAACATTTTTCATGAAACTGGAACTGACATTATACAAATGGAATGGATTAGAGATTTCAGAAGAAAGACTACTTTAAATACTGGTAGAGTACCTTTTGTACATAAGTATTTTAATGATACTGATACAGAACCAGATTGGATCGGACATAATCAAAATATTTTATTGGGTAAGGAAAATTGTTTAGAGAGAACATCTACAGGTGTACAATCTATACAAAAAATAGCATATCAGTCTAACATACCTTTAATAGTAAAGAGTTCTTATTCTTTTGCAGAAGAATACCGTGCCGATGATTTTGATTTTGCTAGAGATATGGCACATTACGGAAAAAGAACACATCATAATTTTGCTTGTGATATAGTAAACAAATTATCATTATGAGTAAAAATTTAGGTAAATTAAATTTAACGAATGGAAAGATGTACAGATATCTAAAAGAGATATATCAGAATGATAAAGACATGTATATGGAATTTTTATCAAGACTAATACAAAAAAGATCAGTTCCTATAATACCTGAAGAAAAAAAATTAAATGATGAAGGATATTACGTAGGAATTGATACTTTTAATTGTGATGAAAACCCTGATAGTTTAGAAAAATTGAAAAAGAATAATTGGGTTGAAGATGGTAAACTTGTACAAATAGAATATAAGATTAACAAACATGGATGCAGAAGCAAAAATTTTGATGAAATAAAAGATAAAGAAGTAATTATTGGAATAGGCTGTAGTATTACATATGGCACTGGGTTACATCAACATCAAACATGGATACACCAACTAGCAGATAAAATGGATTGTGAGTATATTAATTTATCCGTTCCAGGTTGTTCAACAAATATTTCAAGTATGTACTGTACAGAATACCTTCTAGAAGAGTTTAAAAAGGTCAAGGGAGTATTTTTACTTATACCCCCGCCTAATAGACTGGATTTAATTAGTTTCACTGATATACAAGAAGCAGAAAAGCCATTAGAAGATCAAGACGTTAGCCTTCAGCCATTTTTTAATGACAAATATCTGGATAATTGGGAAGATAAAAATTTAACTAGAGATCTTTTAAACCACATATGTAGTCTAGAGCATACCACATTTTTAAATTATCATAGGGACGAAGCATTGTTAAAATATAGATGTAAGTCTCTTAATATACATTTTAGTTCTTTAGATAGTAACTTACTTTATTATAAACCTAGTTATACTAAAGCAAGAGATCTCAGTCATGATGGGCCAGAGATTCATAATGATATTGCCAACGAATTTTTTAGTCTTTATAACGAAGATAAATAGTATTATGAAAATAAATGAAATAATATCAGAGACTACAGCAGGTGCTGTTGCCACAGTGGCAGTACCACTTGGTGGTATGCGTAAACGTCCAAATCCTAGTATTTTTGGTAAAACAAAGAAAAAAGTAAAAGAAGGTGAGGCCAGAGACAGGGCCGCTAAAATATTACACGATTTAGTTGAACCCATGATAGATGATTTCAGTAGCATGGACGAACTAGAAAGTTATATGGCAGACAATATGCCAGAATTTTATAGAGGTCGTGATACAGGCAAAGCAATAGAAGATGCTATTAATATGCTTTCACATTTAGACTTACCCGAAGGTAAAAGCCCACACAAAAAAGGCACAGCCAAGTATAAAAAGCATATGGCGGCAATGCATGCCGGATAGAAATGAGAACAGTCAAAGGTAAAAACAAAGTCTTAAAATTTATAAGTAATCCAGAAACAAGTTTTTTCAATAAACTTAACTTAGAAGGCTTTATAGGTGTAAATACTTTAAACGAACGAGAACTTTATATAGCAGAAGAAATGTATAAGAAAGATGTTATTAAAAAGGTTCGTAAAGGAGAAATCATTGGCTACAAAGTATATCCACAAAAAGAAACCTTATAATAAGGCACATCTAAAAAGTAAAATAGACAATCTTGCAAAAAATGTTGCAAAAAAGGGCGTCTATGTTGTAGGTAAAAGCGAACCTGGATATAAGGTATTAGATTGCATATCTAATAATATAATTATAGACAATATTCCATTTAAATCTGTTGCAGACGAACTTACTAATGAATTAAATAAAGCAGAAGACCCTAAAAGTGTTTCTTTATTTAATTTAAAAATCCATATAGATAGATATTATAAGCATATGAACGATATCCTTTTTTATAGGCATACTATTTCTAGTAGTAAAGACGTTTTTAAAGTATCAGGTGCCCGGGCAAGATTGTTAGATTCTATTCACATGGCTAAAGAAGCCAGAAAATATATTAATTTAATTTAATTAAACATTCATCAAATGATAAATAAGAGTATACAAATTTATACTTAGGATTATATCATGCATTTAAGAGATTTAAATACAAGCGGAAAAACTAAAATAAACAAAATTAATAGTCTATTGAAAGAACATTTTGGAATGTCTGTAGCAGTAGGTTCTTTTCCTAAAAAGGAAAAACTTACTACTGTAAAAGAAATGACTGAAAAAGCGATTATCAAACTTAAAGATACAAATAAGCATTTTCAATTAGAACCTGAATATGCAAAGTATTTAGGCATTAAGGATGTTATCGATACAATGCTATCAGAAGGCATGTATGCAGAATCACCTGCTTATGAATCTATGTGTAGTAGTTTAAGAGAAACCATTAAAGAATTAATGGATTCTGGTTACACTATGGATGAAGCAAGTAAAGAATGTATGAATAGATTTAGAAAAGATTCCAGATATGCTTATGATGATGAGCATGTTTTACCTATAGTATTAACAGCGGCAAAAGAATATTATGAAGCAAGTTGTAATTCTAAACATGAATCATTAGAAGAAATTGCAATAGATGGCCCACAAACAGATTTAAACCAAAAACTTCTTAGCGAACTAGCAAAAGAGTGTGGTGTAGAATTAGAAGATGTGACAAGTTTAGAAGCAATTGAAGAAAAAATTAATATGTTTGCAGAAGTAAGTGGCAAAAGCAGAGATGCAGTTGTTGGTTTCTTAAACGGTTTAGAAGAAGATGCAGTTGCAAACGGTATCCAAATGTTTGGTAAGAAAGTTGCAGAGCAAAACAAATTTACAGGTGCAAGAAAAGACGCGATTGCACAAGGTAAAGATGAGTTCGAAGTAGACGGCGAAACTTACAAAGTTACTGGCGATACATCAGATGAAAAGAAACAAGCAAAGAAAGAAAGTATGTTCGATGATATTATAAACGATATGCTTTCTGAAGAAGTTGAATCTGTAGAAGAAGCAGAAGTTGTTATGGCGGTTAGAGCATTAGCAGATGATATCCAGGATCATGTAGAAAGATTAGGAAGAATGGTAAATGAAGATCTACCAGCAATAGCAGATCAAATGATAAATGAATTTGGTGCAGATAAGGCTTCCCAGTTTAAAGACTCAGCAGAGAGTGTTTTATCACAGGCGTTAGAAGCATCAAAACAAGCAAAAGACGGTGTCAATCAAATAGTGGGTAATATTACAGGTCAACCAACAGACTTAGGTCTAGGTGATACAAGTGATCTTGGCTCAGATGATGTAAGTTTAGATGATTTAGCCTCTGAACCTGAAATGGATGTAAACGAACCAGCCGCATCAGGCCCAGAAGATGAACCATTAGGACGTGCACCAATAGAGGTGTAAATGCTTATTAAGGATATTACAGAGTCATATAATGATGACTTATTAAGTGCAGTACAAGATTTACTTGCCGTAATATCTTCTAAAAATCTTAAAAAAATAAAAACAGATAAATTTAAAAATATTTTAGCAAAGCAGGGATATGTTGCTTCTACTGAGGAAATTATCCAGGCTGTTGATACCAGTGGATTTGCTAGTAGTGTAGATGATCAAGAGATAATACCTAACAGTGAATTATCTGGAGATATAGATACTGATGCTGAACCCAGTGTTAATGTAGGTAAAATGGCTGGTAATCAGGCAATGAAAGATATTAAGGCGGATTTATAATGGCAAATATATTTGTAAATGCAACTCAGGCTAGAAAGGACACCAGAAATAATAGTGTTATACATTCAGAAGTTACTGCTATAGAAAGTGCCGTTATTGCAAATATAGATGCTGGTGTACTATATGCAAATGTCATCAGTTCAACAACTATGACTAACAGTAATGTTTATTACAATGTATGGAACAGTATCACAACTGATCCTACAAAATTAGATCAAATGAATTATGTTAAAAAACATTTCGAAGATCTAGGGTATGGAGTAGCCGTTAAAACAAATACTTCGTCCAATTCTACAATTACCTGGAATATTTCCTGGTAAATATCTTTACAAATAATTAAAAATCAGTTATAATATATTATGTTAGTATCGAAGTACGACTACCCAAATCTAAAAAGAATACAAACAAAACAAGGCAGACGATATGTAGGTAAGGACGAAAAGCCTGTACCTAGTGTTACAACTATTCTTGGAGATACTGGCGACAAAACTGCTCTCATAGCCTGGCGTAAACGTGTAGGTGAAGCAGAAGCAACTCGTATAAGCACAGAGTCAGCAGGACTTGGTACCAAAGTTCATAATGCATTAGAAAAATTTATACTACAGGAAGATTACGAAATTAAAGGTAATAATCATATCAGTATTATGGCTAAAAATATGGTTACTGAAATGATAGACAAAGGATTAAGTAAAGTAGACGAAATATACGGAGTTGAAGTTGGGCTTATAGCAGAAGGTTTATATGCCGGAACAGCAGACGGTGTAGGAATGTGGGAAGGCGAAGAAGCGATCATAGACTTTAAAACTGCAAAAAAAATTAAAAAACGTGAATGGATTGAAGACTATTTTATGCAAGGATGTGCATATGCATTAGCACATAATGAAATGTTTGGTACAGATATTAAAAAAGTTGCAATACTTATGATAGATAGGGAAGGCAAATATGCTGACTTTGTTATAGAAGGTAAAGAATTTGAAGAGTACTGTGATAAGTGGAGTAATAGACTCGCAGACTTTTATTCCAAGTAAGTCATAAAGTGATAAATACTACTGAATCAGGAGATTTTTTAGTATGGCAACAGCAAACAACAATGTAATAATATCAAGAATTCAAAACCGTAGAGGATTGAAGCAGGATCTTCCTCAACCTTTGAGAGAAGGTGAAATCGGATTTGCTACTGACAGTAAGCAAGTATATATAGGTGGTAATTTACAGGGAGAAAATGCTAATTTAAGTATTTTTGAAACGACGTCAGGTGCTGAAACATTCACAAAAAGTATTGCAAACACTAGAATAATTGCATTTACTGTTCCCCATAAAAAATTCCCTAAAAATATTTCTTTCGATGGTATTTCAAAAACTAAATTATGGAATATAACAGATGAAACTTATAGCGGCAGTGGGTTAAATGTATTTAACGAAAATATAACACAGACACCAACTGCTTCAGTTACTGCAAATAATACAGGCACTTCTTTTACATTGAATTCTAGTAATACATATATTTCTTCTGGTGACGTTGTCACTGGTGATGATATAACAGGAACAGTAACAGTTGTATCTTTTGATGCTCCTAACGTAGTATTATCATCTAATCAAAGTTTAACAACATCTAATGTACTTACATTTACGCCTAACAATATTAAAAATATACTTACTAATGAACAATTTAAATCAAGTGGTATCAAGGTAATAAAAAATAATAAAGTTCTAATAGGTGACGATACTAATATTGACCCGTCATCTTCCACAGACTACAGTTTCCAAACAACAACTTTAGGCTCAAACGTTCACACATTAAATTTCCGTGTTGCTCCATTGCAAACTGATGAGGTTTCAATTAATTATTATGGCAATGCGGCTATTATAAGAGCCTTATCGAATGTTAGTACAATATACCCAGGATCTTCAGCACAAAGTTTTTATGATCAATATAATATTCCTGTTTATAGACAACTTACAAATGATCTTATAAGAGTATCTGAAACATCAGGAAAAGGTTTTATAGGATTAGAGTTTAAGCATTTAGCAGTATATGAAGATGGAGCAACAATATCTTCTCCTAATTCATTATCACTAGGAACATTACTTGCAAGTAGAAGTGATTTAAAAAGTACTTCAGAAGTAAATGTATCACAAAGTGGGGCAACAATAACAGTAGCAGTCGGTAGTAATAATCAGTATAGTAATTCAGGTGTAAACGATCATATATTGTTTTCTGATACAGACGATTGGTTAAGCGATAAAGCATTACAAGTTTCCAATGTACAACCTAATACTTTAGAAGTAACCCTACCAACGGGTAATACATGGCAAACTGCTAGAGCAGTAACGGCTTCTCAAGCATCTCTTTCAACGGTTACAATTACAGCAGATATAGAAGGATTAAGAAGTGGAGACTATGTAAGTTTTGCAGGTGCAAACGCAACATTATTTACTAGTGGTCCGTATCAAGTTAGCAATGTTACAAGCAATTCGTTTACTGTGACTGAAGCAGGAATTCTTAGTGCAATTCCAGGCGGTTTAGATTACATTATACATGGCACAAATAATACATCTAATGTACAGATTATAAGTAGTAGTCATGGATATACACAACGTGGTTACATAGACGTAGCAACGTCAAGTGATTCTTCTATAGGCACATCTAATTTTCAAATAGGTGATACGGATGATGGAGCAGTATTAACTACTAATACGTTCTTAATAGAAGCAAATTCGGCTGTAACCGGTAATGTCACAGGAACTTATGACGTAATAATTAACGAGTCTACAGCAAATGTAACGCCTGTAATAAGTTATGATTTATCAACATTTACTACTTTACCTGAAGTTTTAGCAAATGTGGCTAACTCATCAGAATTTTTAGATGTACAATATATACCAGGGTCTACTAATAAAGTATATGTAACAACAAAGGCGTCAGCAGATTCAATATCAGCAGGTAATCCAGGCGGTGCGATAGAATTTGGATTACACAATGATGCTAACAATACATTAGGCACGTTAGGATTAAATGCTGGAAGTAAAACTAAAGTAAATAACACGGTAAAAGCAAAATTAGAATCCTGGCTGAATGGATTAATGGATAGCAAAGATGTAAATTTATTTACTGGTGTGGAAGTTAGTGATCCTTATAGTGTTGGTAGCTCAAACTTATCGAACTTTATCCTTAATATTCAAACAAGAAACAGTGATAATACAAGGTATATACAATTTGCTACACGTGAAGAAGCACAGGCCTTTAACCATATTTGTAATAATATTTATTTTGCTACAGCATCTTCAGAAATTAGAGGTCTTGTAAATATAGAAACTAATATAGAATTACTTACAAGTGAATCGACCGGTGGTGGTTCTAAAGTCACAACATTTGATGACTTAGAGGACGATGTTATTACTAATGTAGGTACTCTACAATCATTATCTAAACAAATAGATACTGCTGATTATGATTCTTTTATTATAGATTATACTGTAAAGTATGATGGAACAACTGATGGTAATTATAGAAGGATTGGTACAATGTATTTAAATGTGTTCAATAATTCTTCAACTGGTAATAGTGGAATTATTTTTCAAGACATAGCAAGTGATGTAGCAGATACATTAAGTGGTAATGTTGTATTTAGTGCTTCATACAATTCAAGCAACTCTGCAATAACACTACAGGCAGTAAACTCTACATCTAAAGCATTAGGAATAAATTATCTAACTAAACGTTGGTCATCATAAAATCAGTGAATGTTTTCAAACACACATACATCACAGGATAGACTTAAAATTTGGAGAGACTTAAGAAACGATCCCTCTTATGATCTTGATTCCATTTTAGAGTGTTTTTCAAATATTAAAATTTGTTCTAGATATATAGATTACTATACTCCCAAAAGTTGGCCTACTCCCTTTGAAATTGTTAGTGAAGGACATTTTTGCCAAAGCGGAATAACACTAGTCCTTCTGTCTACATTGCTTCATAAAGGTTTCATATTAGAAGGAGAAATAGATTTATGTGTGATAAGTAATAACATAAATGGTAATACAGGTTTAGTAGGGATTCAAAATAATAAAGTATATAATTTTGAAAAAGACAGTATTGTAGATATAGATTATCTTAAAGAAAATGCTACAATATTTCATAATAATAAAATACACACAAATGATATTTTATATTGACATTTAAATAGTTTTAAGTTACAATATAAATTAGGTAAATATATTTACAATTTAACTTTAAATAGACAAGGACACACATGCAGGTTAAAAAGAGAGACGGCACACTAGAGAATCTAAATATAGATAAGTTGCATAAAGTTGTGATGTATGCATGTGAAGGAATCAGTGGCGTCAGTGCATCAGAAGTAGAAATAAATTCTCAAATTCAATTTTTTGAAAGTATAGCAACAGAAGACATTCAAGAAACACTTATCAAAAGTGCCGCAGATTTAATATCAGAAGAAACACCAAACTACCAATATGTAGCAGGTAGGTTAATTAATTATCATTTGCGTAAACAAGTTTATGGAACATTTACTCCTCCGTGTCTATGTGATATCATACAAGATAATATAGATAAAGGATTTTACGATCCGGAATTTACAGATTTATACACAAAAGAGCAAATCAATGAACTAAATGATCACATTAAACATGATCGAGATGAAGTATTGACTTATGCGGCTATGGAACAATTTCGTGGTAAGTATCTAGTACAAAATAGAGCAACAGGTGAAATTTTTGAAACTCCACAAGTTGCATACATGATGATTGCGGCAACATTGTTTGCTAAGTATCCAGAAGAAACTAGATTACAATATGTAAAAGCATATTACGATGCTATCAGTCTATTTAAAATTTCTTTGCCTACGCCAGTTATGGCCGGTGTTAGAACACCACAAAGGCAATTTAGCAGTTGTGTATTGATTGAAACTGATGACAGTTTAGATAGTATTAATGCTACTAGTGCCAGTATTGTAAAATATGTAAGTCAAAAGGCAGGCATAGGAATAGGAGCAGGTAGTATTAGAGCAGTAGGGTCAACAATTAGAAATGGTGACGCAACTCATACAGGTGTTATCCCCTTTTATAAAATGTTCCAGTCAGCAGTTAAGAGTTGTAGCCAAGGTGGTGTAAGAGGCGGAGCGGCTACATTATACTATCCTATATGGCATTTAGAAGTTGAGGACTTATTAGTATTAAAGAACAATAAGGGCACAGAGGACAACAGAGTGCGTCATATGGACTATGGTGTACAGTTTAACAAACTGATGTACGAAAGACTTATTAGTGGTGGTAATATAACTTTGTTTAGTCCTCATGAAGTTCCTGAACTATACGAAGCATTCTTTAACAATCAAGACAAATTTAAAGAATTATACGAAACGGCAGAACGTAAAACAAGTATAAAGAAGAAATCTATTCCTGCAATTGAATTATTCAGTTCTTTTGTAACAGAAAGAAAGGACACAGGTAGAATTTATTTAATGAATGTAGATCATGCTAATACTCATGGAGCATTTTTAGAAGAGGTAGCACCAATAAAACAAAGTAATTTATGTTGTGAAATTGATCTACCTACAAAACCATTGAATGATGCTAAAGACGAAGAAGGTGAAATTAGTTTATGTACTCTAAGTGCAATCAATTGGGGAGTAATTAAAGACTTACAAGAAATGGATAAAATTTGTAATTTAGCAGTTAGAGGATTAGATGAATTATTAGATTATCAGGAGTATCCTATAATAGCCGCTGAATTAAGCACAATGAATAGGCGTCCGTTAGGTATTGGTATTATTAACTTTGCATATTGGATGGCAAAAAATGATAGCACATATCAAGAACCTAAATTAGAGTTGATTGACGAATGGGCAGAAGGATGGAGTTATGGTTTAATTAAAGCAAGTATCGAACTTGCTAAAGAAAAAGGTGCATGTCCCAAGAATATGGAAACAAAATATGGACACGGTATTACACCTAATCAAACATACAAAAAAGATGTTGACGAATTAATTAAAAATAAAGAACGTATGGACTGGAAAGGATTGCGTAAGGAACTAAAAGAACATGGTATTAGAAATAGTACACTAATGGCATTAATGCCTGCAGAAACATCCGCACAGATTAGTAATAGTACTAATGGTATTGAACCCCCAAGAAGTTTTGTAAGTATTAAACAAAGTAAACACGGTGTACTAAAACAAGTTGTGCCAGGCTTTCCATATTATAAAAACAAATATGATCTACTGTGGGATCAAAAGTCACCACAAGGTTATTTAAAGATAATGGCCGTACTTCAAAAATATATTGACCAGGGAATTTCGGTAAATACATCTTATAATCCAGAACACTATGAAGATGAAAAAGTACCAATGAGTGTATTGATACAAGACATCCTGATGTTTTATAAGTATGGTGGCAAACAATTATACTATAATAATACATTTGACGGACAAGGTGAAATAGATATTAATAAAGAAGATAATCTACCTGAATTAGATGCAGGAGAAATAGATGAAGAAGATTGCGAGAGTTGTAAAATATAATGACAGTTTTAAATACAAAAAATAGAGTAGATCATACCAAAGTAAAAATGTTCTTAGATCCAACAGGAGGGCCTGTAGTACAAAGATATGATACACTTAAATACAAACAGTTTGATAAACTAACTGATAAACAGTTAGGATTCTTTTGGCGACCAGAAGAAGTAGATATACTTAAAGATGCAACAGATTTCAAAAACTTATCAGATCATGAGCAACATATCTTTACCTCTAATTTAAAGAGACAAATACTATTGGATAGTGTACAAGGACGCTCTCCTAATATTGCTTTCCTACCTGTAGTAAGCCTACCAGAATTAGAAACCTGGATAGAGACATGGGCATTTTCAGAAACTATACATAGCAGAAGTTATACACACATTATTAGAAATGTGTATGCAAATCCTAGTAAAGTGTTTGATGAAATGTTAGACATTAAAGAAATATGTGATTGTGCAGATAGTATTACAGAAAACTATGATAAACTGATAGAATATAATCTACTCAGAGATACAGGCAGTAAGAAATACGACATATATGAGCATAAGAAACGTATATATAAATGTTTAATGAGCGTAAACATATTGGAAGGCGTACGTTTTTATGTATCATTTGCATGTAGTTGGGCATTTGCTGAACTTAAAAGAATGGAAGGTAATGCTAAAATTATAAAATTAATTGCCAGAGACGAAAATGTACACCTGGCAAGTACACAGCAGATGTTGAAGTTTTTGCCCCAGGAGGACAAGGACTTTGCAAAGATACAGAAAGAATGTGCAGAAGAGTGTAAGCAGATGTTTATAGATGCTGTAGAACAGGAAAAGGCATGGGCAGATTACTTGTTTAAAGATGGCAGTATAATAGGACTTAACGCAGAACTACTAAAACAATATGTTGAGTTTATAGCGGCCAAAAGAATGCACGCCGTAGGCTTAGAAAAGGTATATAATAGTGGGACTAATCCTTTACCATGGACACAGGCATGGATAACAGGAGGTAGTGTACAGGTGGCACCTCAAGAAACAGAAATAAGTAGTTATGTTATAGGTGGCACAAAACAAGATGTCAATGAAGACACATTTAAAGGATTTAGTTTATAATGTATAATACGGAAGCATTAATCGGAAAAATTGTAACAATTAAATTAGTGACTGGAGTTGAGTTAATGGCTAAACTTATGTCATTTGTAAAAGCGGATAATATTATATTTTTAGAAGAACCTAGAACAGTTATCATTATGGATAATCAAATTGCTGTTGTTCCATATCAATACACGGGCCCAAGTATAGAGGTTGCGATGAGTACAGATAATATACTTTCTATAGTGGAATCTCTTGAAAGTTCTGCTAACGACTATTTAAAATTAATAGAGAATCCAGAATCTAAGTAATCAAAAGGCATAAATAGTAGTATGCCAGGAATAGCAAGAGTAGGTTTAGATAATGCAGGGGGCGGTGTAATCGTCGGTCCTGGTGCACCTACCGTACTTGCTGACGGTTCTATAGTTAGTTGTGCTTCAGCGGCTATACCAGGAGATCAGGTTTTTACTCACGGCGAAGCACCTCACACCGTAGCAAGTATCGTTACTGGATCAACTTCAGTATTTGCTGAAGGCCGCCCTGTTGCTATGCATCAATTTAGTACTGTGACATGTGGTCATAATGTAGAAGGTACTGTACCAGCAACGGTTCAAGTAGGCATATAATGCCAAATCTCATTTCAGTTCGTGGTCCTCATGCTCGTGGAGTAATGGACTTTATCAGAATACAATGGAACATGGGTAATTCATGTAATTATGAATGTGAATATTGTCCTCCTATATTACATGACGGTTCTAAGCCTTGGTTAGAAAAAGATACATACATAAAAACAATAGAGCGTCTATGTGAATACTATAATAGAATAGGGAAAAGAACAGATTTTGAATTAATAGGTGGTGAAGTCACTGTGATACCAGGGTTCGAGGATATAATTAAAAAGATCAGCCAGTATAACTCAACCAGTGTTGTTTATACAAATGCCAGTAGAACGGTTAATTGGTGGAGTAAAGCAAAACATTATATGGATAGTGTTGTACTAACATTCCATCCTCAGACACAGGATAAACAACATTTTTTAGACGTAATAAATGAGATCAAAGAAGATGTTAAAATAGATATAAACATTGCAGGTGTAGGCGAAAAGGTAGAAGAATTAGGAGATTTTGCTGAAGAATGCAGGGATTTATTTAAAGATTGTGAACATAATTACTATTATAACGTCAGTATATGCGTAAAGACTATGTATAAGAAGCTCTTAGGGCGTCACAGTAAGCAGGAAACATACTGGAACTACACAGACAAGGAGTTAGAAATACTACAAAAACCCGGCATTGCACCTATGCCAATAGAGCCTGCAGAACCTGAAGAACAAGATGATGGTAATATCTCAGAGTCTCAAGAATTCATAAATACAGATATAATGACAGAGTTTTTATATGACGATGGAACAAAAAAATTTGTACAACACCATCAAATAATAAATGAAGGTCTTAATAAATTTAAAGGACTAAAATGTCATTTAGGATATGAAAGTTTAAATATAGACGCCAGTGGTGAAATATATAGTAGTTGGTGTGGAGCAGTAAATTTTGGTAATATTACAAGTACTGATTGGTATATACCAGATTCTATGACCATATGTCCTTTTGATTTTTGTAATAATATATCGGATATTTCTATTACTAAAACTGTTTAGAAATATGATATTTAGATAAATCTTCGTTTGCTAAAAACGATAACAAGTGCAATGTTTTACCTTCTTCTGTAAAGTCAAGATCAAGTTTCATACTCGATCTTCGATCTTTATCTTTATATACAATTTTTAATTTCTCATTTGCTTTGTTTTTGCTGTTAATGTGTATTAATTTTTTCATATCACTGGAAATTAAAGAATTTTCTATTTTTGATTGGCCATTTCTTTTTAAATTTTCACTCCAATCATCACAGAGAGAGTTACTAAAAGTTTCATAAATATCTCTGTTTTCAAATATATAACCTAAGTAATTTATATATGTATCTCCATCAGTTTTTAAAAATTTCTCAGCATTAACTTTTTCAAGAGTTGTATTAAAAATATTATTTTGTCCACGATCGTATATAAAAGTTCTTAACAATAAGTATCCGGGTGCTGTTTGTGATAGTCCTTTTGATTTATATTCTAAGTTCTCTAATGTGTTGATTGCTGATAATACTTCTGTATCTTTAATAAATTTTCCTATAAAATCAAATTCTATATTACATTTATGTATATCATAAAGCCATCTACCTTTTTCGTTCATTATATTAGTAAAAGTATTTCCCAGTAAGTTTCCATGTGATACTTTTATATTGCATCGTTTTTCTAAAACATCTTGTAAGATTTCTTTTAAATCGTTAACATTATGGTCATACAATGAATATTCTATAAATAAATTTTCTGCTTTTATGTTTTCAAAAATGTATTGTATATTATCTTTAGAAGAATTAAGGTACACTAGACTATTATTTTTATTGTTACCGCATAAAAATATATAAAATTTAACGTTTAATTCGGTTAGGCGATCTATATCATTTTTACTTTTAAAATTACCATAAGTAAATAACATTAAATTAATACCCTCTTCATAACAATATTCTGCAAAAGATATAATTTTTGTATAAAATAAAGGGTCTCCAAAATAAGAATGACATATAATGTCTTTTGGGTTTTCTTTAGAAATAAAATTTTTGACTTCTTCTAAGTCAAGTTCTCCTGTAGGGAAATTTCTTTTTCCAAATTTATGATATAACCAATGGCCCTGAGGAGATGTCGAATTAAAAACATCAGATTCTGATGTTAAGTCTATAAAAAGCATTTATAGATTTATTTTGGTCCGTCAAACAATGGCATAAATGTTGGAGTAATAATTGGAGCCAACTGCCAATCTAATGTTTGTGCCTGATCATATTCGTCATTATCAGTGTCGTAATAGAAAGCATTAGTACCTTCAACTAGTTCGTCTTCACTGGTGTTGTACACACTGACAGCAAACTCTTCAACTAATGTTATACCGTTTACTTTACCTCTTACACCAAACAAATAATGTGATGGTGCTTGATCGGCTGTTAATGTAGAAGTATCTGCAGTAAGTATTCCTGTATTTGTATCAAATGACATCCATGGACTTAAAGGACTAAATGTTAATACGGATACATTAGATGCCCCACTATTAAGACCTAAATCCACAGTAACTGATTGTCCTCTTTGTACCTTTGCCACTGATCCAGATGGGTAATTAAACAAGTCTTGAGTAGCATTAACACCACCTGCATCAACCTGTAGAATTGTTTTATTTGTATTAGATGTACTAAATCCACCGTCAGTTGCCGCATTTGCTAAATTTAATTTTTGTATTCCTTTTAATGAACCTTCAGCAACTAGAATTTCTTTAATTCTATTTGAATCTTCTGTTGGGTGCTTTTCAATATATCCTAACACACCACCTGCAACTATACCTGCACTTACACTAGTACCTGTACCGTCCGTGTATGTTGTGCCTGTTTCACCCATTTCCGCTCCACTTACATTTACACCAATAGTAAAGATGTCAATTGCCGCACCATAGTTGTTGATTGATGTTACAGGATCTGAGCCGTCCCATGGGGTATTTGTAAATGATGTAATATTATAAGAAGTATCATGCGAACCCACAGTAATTATCTCATTAACTCCTGCTGGTGAATAATTATTTACATCACTTCCTTGGTTACCTGCAGATGCAACTACAACAATATTTGAATTATTGATTTCTGCAATTTTGGAATCTATTATATCATTTTGTGTTGTTACCCATGGAGCACAAAGTACTTTAACATCATTTGGATTATTAGCATTATGATGAACCAAACAGGCATCTAGAGCATTCATTACGTTACCTAAACTAATTGTTCCTGCTAACTGATCAAATAATTTGACATTTTGAACTGTGGCGTCTTTTGCAAGACCAACATTTTGTCCATTGATTAAACTTCCCACGAATGTTCCATGTCCTGTATAATCATCATAGTCGCCATCTACTGTTGTAAATAGGTTATTAATAGTAGAACCACTGAATTCTGAATGGGTTGATTGTACTCCGGAATCTATAAGATAGCATGTTTTTCCTGAACCTGTATATTTTGGTTCAAATGCACTATACCCTGGGTCAACATCTTGGTTAACCATTGCATTTGCTTCTTCTAAATCAACGTGCCTGTTGTCTACATATAAAAAGTGATTAGTATTCATTGCTTGTAAACTTACGCCTGAATCACTATCACTTAGACTAGAATATTTTAATCCCACTATTGCTGAAACTTGTTCTGCTGTTGCTTCTACTTCATATGTTAGATTTAATGCAAATGTTTTTTCTATTCCTGCACCCGCTGTACTAAGAGCATTTTCTGCCTCGGTAGCATTACTATGAGTGTCTGAATCCATTACTACTATATATTTTGCCATTTTGACTCCGTTTCGATAACTAAATGTTATAATTACTTATTATATTTATCATATTTATTCAAATAACAAATTGTAATGACAGAAATAAGAATAGGAAATCCAAACTTTTTAAGTTTACATTACGAATACCCTGAACTTAAACCAGGACAGGAATTCATTAAGGGAGATATTTCTTCTGATATACAAGAGTTTTCCAAAGAAAAAACAAAAGAACTTATAAGTGACCAACTTAGTGAATTTAAAGATGGTACTCTATGTTTAAGCGGAGGGTATGATAGTCAATTTTTAGCACTCAGTATGATAGAATCTGACTTTAAATTTAGTGTTGTTATATACGAATCACTTTGGGGAAATAATGTTGTAAATGCAAATGATGTTATGTTTTCAGAAAAATTTTGTAAAAAATATAATTTACCATATGAAATCATATCCATAGACGCAAAGGATTTTTTTGAAAATACAAAAATGCTACCTATGGTAAAAAAATACAGAAATTGGAGCCCACAGATATTATTTCATATATACTTTCTAAATACATTAGAAGCGGAGAAAATAATAATAGGTGGTGACCCTCCGTGGATCACATTTGGAAACAATAAAGCCCATAATGTTAATTTATTTGGTTATGTAGAAAAGTACTATGTACCCTATCAAATATATGCTGATTTAAAAAACAAAAAACTTTTAAAAGGTATTTTCCATCAAAGTCCTGATCTATATCACTTGGGTATGGCAAATAATATAGACATACTTAAGAAGTATAACGTTTATCAACCAACAAACGATAATTTTATATATGAAAAATATAGATATAAAGAAATTTATTATAATAATATTTTAGACATTCCCTTAGAACATAGATTAATGACAGCCACAGGGTTTGAGAATCTTAAAAAACATTATGCTAGTATAACAGGCATATACGATAATTTCGATAAAGAATTTAGAGCTCCACTTGAAGAAATTGCTGTTAGAAGTCTTATAACATCTGAAAATAAACCTCCAGCCATACAAAGAATAAAATTTAATAAAGATATAAATGAGCTATATTTTATGAAAAAGTTTGAGGAAACAATAAAGACCTCTGAGGCTCAACCATTAAAAGATTTCCTTTTTGATTTCTAAATACCAAATACGCCAAAATTGGCCTATAATATATAAAATATTTATATACTAATATAAATACCGCATATAACATATTATAAACTGAAAATATATCAACCTCCCATCATGATTAGAAGTTTATTCACAATATGGTTAAGTATGTCTATCCAGACATCCGATAACCTATACGGTGCATTGCGAAGTGTTAGGGAAGTTGTTGACTGGAGCATTAGTAATGAGCGAAAAACAAATTAATAAAATAAAAGATCGTTTAGAAGTCTTTACTTTAGTCAGTATATTCTTGGTTTCATTACTAGCAGTATCGCCTAGTATACATTAACACAGGAGAGAAAATGAAAAATTTATTTGTTATAGCAATGTTAGGATTATTTGTATTAGACGTAAATGCAGATTGGAGAATGGACAGATTTGATCTAAACGATGATGGATTTGTTGTTAAAAAAGAATTAAAACAAGCAGGTTGTGAAGTCAAAGTAGGACTTTTTAATGCCGCTGATAAAAATGATGATGGTAAACTTTCTAAAAAAGAACTTAGAGTTGCTTCTGAGTATATTGTAAAAAGAAGGTGTCCTAGGAGTTAAAATGGCCTGGATGGAAAAAGCAACATTAGATTTATCAAATGCACAATACGAACCAAGGGTAAGTGAAATAGTAAGAGATTTCGTTATGGAAAATACTTGGAATACACCGTTTATTATAAAAACAGGTAGAGATATAGGCGTAAGAGCAAAAGTAACAATGATATTAGATGAGATAACATATCACACAAAGTGGGAAGATGACGAGATAGAGGTTCTTAAAGTTTAATGACACAGATAGTATACAAAATTATAGACAAATCAGGAATTACAAAGAAGTTAGAAACTAAAATAGAATTTTTTACATACGGATTATTATGGTATGTATTTTTTATAAGTTTTATAGAATTAGTTTAGGAGTAATAATGAATACTTTTTTAAATTTTTTTAAAAGAGGTTGGGTAAAAACTTTTTTTAAATATTGGGTACAACCTTGGCACCCAAAAGGATGTATAAGATAATGGAAATAATATTTATATCAACACTTGGATTACTTGTATCAGCAATTTTTTTAGAAAAAGCACCTATGCATGATATTGTTACAGCACTCCAATACGAAAAGTTGAGAAACAAAAGTGGAAACTAAAAACTACACAGAAGCAACTCCGCAAGAAGTTCATGAATGGCAAAACGGCGGTGATTTTTTTATGACAGGTGATTTTGATGTTATGAAAATGTTTGTTGTTATACCAGCAGTAATTCAGATTGTAGTATTTGGTATGATGTTAGTAGTATTTAAATTAAATACATTCTTGTTTTGATCAAAGACGCAGTAAAGGCCGTTATTGGTGTAGGCAAAAATAACGGCACTTTTAAACCCACTCCATTGCGAATTATTCTATTCGCTTTTTTAGTAGCAGGTATATTTTTAGGTTTTATATCATTATTGCTACTCTTGACAAGTATTATTTTATAAGTATAATAAATATAAATTTAGGAAGATTATGGCTTTTATAGTAGGTAGTCCATGTGTCGGATGTAAAGACACAAAATGCGTAGAGGTTTGCCCTGTAGACTGCTTCTATGAAGGACCTGATATGCTAGTAATTAATCCAGACGAATGTATTGATTGTGCTTTGTGTGAACCAGAATGTCCAGTAGATGCAATTTGGAGTGACGATGAATTACCATCAGAACAAATTCCTTTTATAGAAATAAATGCTAAACTATCTGAGGTGTGGCCAAACATAGCAGAAACAAAAGATGCAATGGCACATGAAAGTCCATACTCCATAGAAGAAGCAATAGCAATAGGTGAGAAACATGTCGAAGAAAACCAATAAACCAGTAACAAGGTCACACTTGCAACTGTTTACGCACGACTCACCTTTCGGACACAAAGTACAAAAGGATAAAACAAAAATTATACCTCGCAAAGAAAAGTATAAGGATAAAGAAAATGATTGATGGCGTAATACTTATGGCAATAATTATACCTGCTTTAATAGGATTATTTTCTATGATGTTTAACATTATTAACAGCGAAGGCGGAACAAAAGGTATAAGCAAAGAAGTATATTATGGTAGAAAAACAGGCAAACAATATACTGCAGAAAAAACCAGAGACCAACATATAGTTTAAAACTGATAAATACTACTATAATAATTTTTATTATTTAGGAGTAACAAATGTCAGTAAAAGATATGTCTTACCGTGAACGCGGATTATTGCTTAGTATGTTCGCACATCAATGCTATTGCGAACCAAAAGATCTATTAAAGAAGAGACCTGGAATAAAAAGTCTAGATCCTCTTAAAAAGTTTTTAAACAAACCACTTCCACCAACATATATAGATGTTGATGGAGCCCAAGCCTATGTAATGAGTGATAGCAAAGATGTCCTTATTGCATGTAGAGGTACGGAACCCACACAGATAAATGATATTTTAGCAGATTTAAAAATGTTCCCTGTTAAACATCATATATCAGGAAGAGTACACAGGGGATTTTATGCAGAGTATGACAAAGTTATTCCTGGTATCAAAGAAGCATTAACAAAACATAACAAAAAAGGTGATAAAACTGTATGGGTCACAGGACATAGTTTAGGTGGAGCAATGGCTGTACTTGTTGCGGCTGAGTTAAGACCAAATGGTGGCTTACATACATTTGGTCAACCAAGAGTTGGTAATGCAGAATTCCTTAAAGCATTGGACGGTATCAAATATTACAGATATAGAAACAACAATGATATTGTTACAGCAGTACCACCATCATGGTTATTCTTTAAACATGGTGGAGTTTTAAGATATATTAACACATATGGTAATATTAGAAAAGCAACTCCTTGGCAAAGATTTAAAGATAAATGTAGAGGTCATTGGACTGCACTTAAATCTTTTAATTTAATAGATGGTTTTGCTGATCATAGTATGGGATTATATCATGAATTCTTATACAACATGGACGACAACGGCGAGCAATTACCTAAATAAGGAAAACATATGAATTGGTTAATAATATTAGCACTAAAAAGCATACTATCAAGTATAATTGGTAGTAGTTTTTATCAGTGGTTTAAAAATACTAAAATGGGTGTATGGTTCCAAGTAAAAATGGATAACACAATGGAGTGGGTAGCAAATAGATATGATTTAGAAATTGCTAGTCGCGAAGAAAAATGGTTAAAGCAATATCCATTACTTGGACAACGTATTGTAGATTTAGAAAAAGAAGTAGCAAAACTTAAAAAGAAAAAATAGCAATACATAGTTTTAACTTTGCATTTAAATCACGATAAATAGATGCATAATAACATAGGTTTAAGGAAAAAAATATGTCCAACAAAACACCATACGAAATACGTCTGGATTTAGTTAGAGAGGCAAAAGAAATACTTCAGGCAAAGGCAAAAAACCCTGAAGACATGCCAACAACAGAAGATGTTTTAAAAGAAGCAGAACGTCTCAACGAATTTGTTTCCAAGAAACCCTTTTCAGATAGGTAAAACTCTTTAATAAAAAAGCACCACAAGGTGCTTTTTTTATGACCTTTTTATTCACCTATAAAAATTCTTAAATATAAATACTTGAGTAATGAAACAGGCTGGATTAGCTCAGTTGGTAGAGCAACTGATTTGTAATCAGTAGGTCGTCAGTTCGAATCCGACATCCAGCACCAATTTAAGAGAGACAGATATGCCAAAGGCAAAGACAACAAAAACAAAAGCAAAAACAAAAACTCCAGCAAAAAAGAAAGCAACCAAAGTAACACCAAATCCATGGAGTGGAGACGTTATTGCGGCAAACATTCGTAAGAATGCGGAACAAATCAGCAAGAACATTATGAAAAATGCTGAAAGAATAGGTGCTAATATTAAAGCACTTATGGATAGATAATTTCGGGGGCCATAGCTCAGCCGGGAGAGCGCCTGGTTTGCAACCAGGAGGTCCGGGGTTCGATCCCCCGTGGCTCCACCAATTTAGGCGGATGTAGTATAACGGCTATTATGAGACCTTGCCAAGGTTTAGATCCGAGTTCGATTCTCGGCATCCGCTCCAAACGGAGAGTTGGCTGAGTGGTCGAAAGCGGCACCCTGCTAAGGTGTTAACCGGGCAACTGGTTCGAGGGTTCGAATCCCTCACTCTCCGCCAGTTTGTAATACATGAATTTTTAGATAAACTTAAATAAAGATATAAATTATTTTACATAAGGTAAAAATGGCAAAAAAGAAAACATCAAAGAAAATTAATCTAGATACACCTAAAGACTCGCAACCTAAAAACAATGAGCAAGATGTGATGTATAGGCTCCTTGATCAAAAGATCGAGATACCACTAGGTCTACTTAGACAAAAACATATTTTTATTGCCACACCATGTTATGGTGGGCAAATTGGTGAGCCATATTTTAGAAGTATGATGAGGTTAGCAATATTGTGTAACAAATATGATATACAATATACTATCAGTACATTAGCAAATGAAAGTTTGGTTACTAGAGGACGAAACACACTGGTTAGTTTCTTCATGGAAAACAAACAAGCAACTCATCTGTTCTTTATAGATGCTGATATTGAATTTAATCCAGAAGATATTTTGAGAATGGTCGCATATGATAAACCAGTTATTGTTGGAGCATATCCTAAGAAAGCAATAAATTGGCAAAGCATAATGAGTGCGGCACGAAACGATCCAGATGAGACACCTGATACTATTGAAGGACACAGTTCTAACTATGTAGTAAACTTTGACTTTTTACAGGACGATAAAGGCAATAGAACATCACAGGTTTTTATACAGGATAATTTAGTAAAACTTAAAGATGCTGGTACAGGATTTATGTGTATTGAAAAAAGTGTTATTCAAGAATTATTTGATAAACACCCTGAAATGAAATATGTTAATGATATTAATGTAGACAAAAAATTCGAACCGTTTATGTATGCATTATTTGATACAATGATTGATCCTGAAAGTAGACGTTACCTGTCAGAAGATTATACATTCTGTAGGTTATGGCAAAATAATGGTGGTGATGTTTGGTTAGATCCACGAACAGCATTGAACCATGTGGGGCATTATACATTTAGAGGCAATATTAGAAAACTATTTACTGGTGAAAATCAAAAAACTAAAAAGGACTAATTATGAGCAATGAAAAAATATCTGTACTTTTACCCACAAGAGGTAGAACTGATGTACTTAAAAGTAGTTTAGAATCTCTGATTACAAAAGCAAGTGATCCTTCTAGAATAGAAATTCTATTTGGTATAGATGAAGATGATGTTCAAGCAACAGAGTATATAAAGAACGATTTAAAATCTTTATTTACTGACAACGGTATAGAAGCAAGAGCTAATGTATTCAAACCATTAGGTTACGAAAACTTACATGTGTACGTTAATACACTGGCCGCAAATGCCACAGGTGAGTGGTTGTTCTTTTGGAACGATGATTGCTTAATGGTTTCTGAAGGATGGGATGATGTTATTCTTAGTTATTCCGGACAATTTAAATTACTAGGACCAAAGGATAATCACGATGGGCATCCTTACGCAATATTACCTGTTGTTCCTAGAGATTGGTTTATACTTATGGGACACCTAAGTCAAAATGCACAGAATGATGCATGGCTAAGTCATATTGCATACATGTTAGATATATTTGAAAGAGTAGACTTTGAGTTTATTCATGATCGTGCAGACATTACCGGCAATAATGATGACGAGACATTCAAAAACAGGAAGTATATGGAAGGTAATCCCGAAGACCCTAAAGACTTTGGACATCCAGACATGCAACAATCTCGTGTAAACTCAGCACATAAAATAGCATGGTTCTTAGATAAAATAGGACAAAAATCAGAATGGTGGGAAAAAGTTAAAGCAGGTGAGCAAGATCCATTTGAAAAAATGGTATGGCAAGAAGGTGTTAAAGGTGCTGGCCAATTACAGGCAGTAGACCAAAAAGAAAAATTACCTGACGATACCAAAATAGAACTATAAAAACTTCAAAAAATGTCATAATTTAGGTTGACAACTCCTCAATTTATGCTATCATATATGTATAGTTTAAATAAAAAGGTAGGAGTTTTTATGCAATACGACATTTATCAAATCAAAGTAACTGACGAGATACACGATTACGTCAATTCAAACGAAGGCGGACACACAGGTGCCGCTAAAAAATATCCACTATATCATGCAAAAATGGAAACTATGCATGGTAGAGGCGATGACAGAAAAATAAATTTTAAATCAGAATTCTTTTCACACTACACTAAAGTATGTGAAGTAGACGGTAGATTTTGTGGTCTTACACAGGGTGATAGTGTAGACTATACGGTCACCAATAAAAACGAGGTATTCTCAATTCTTAACCAATACTACTTAGATGAAGATACTGGTGAAGATATTGTTTTTGATAAACATGTATCAGGTTTTAAAATGAAAACAATTACTCGTAAAGATGGTGAAGTTGTAACATACAGAGATATGCATTCATTATCAGTAGGAGATATTATTGCTGAAGTACCACAGATTGGTTACGAAGTGATGAGAAAAGAAGACATAGTTAAAGAAACTAGATATTTTATTGTTGAGTCATATGGATTTAGTGACATTACAGATAAAATATCAAATGAAGATATTGCTATTAATAGAATTGCGGAGGCTGTTTAATGATTAAGAATAGAAACACACAAATTCTTTCCAAAGGCTACAAGTCAACTGAACAACTTAAAGAATTTATGGAAGTTGTTGTTGGGTTAAAGTTAAGACCAGTACATGGTAAAGACAATGCTTTTTGGGTAACTGGTGAGAAAGATGGCGATTACATTGATGGTTCTAAATACTACAAAATAGTATTTGGACATGTAGCAATGGAAAAATTTGTAAATGGGCCTGATGGTTATCAAGTAAAACAAGTTAAGGAAGGCTATGGATTTGATTTACAAGCGACTGGTGACTACAATGCTTGGAGTATGCTAGGTAGGTACAGAGATAAAATTAAGGAAGCCTTAGAAAATAAAAAACAAGCGGAGGCAGTATAATGGCAGTTAGACATATTGAAAGTGGTTGGGCTGATTTAGAAAGAGCCAAACAAAGAAAAAAGGAAGGCCTCAACGGAGAGCAATTAGAAGAAAACCAATGTATATGTGGCGAGTTTGACTGCAAAGAAGAATATGCACATTGGACATCAGGATTTTAAATGGCCACTCATGCAATGATAGATATAGAAACTTTAGGCACTTTGCCTGAAAGTGTTATCTTATCTGTGGGCGGAGTAAAGTTTGATCCTTTTACATCTAACGAACCTTTTGATGGAAAGCATTGGAAATTAGATGCAGACTCTCAAACTGAAAAGGGCAGATTTGTTGATGACAAAACATTAGAATGGTGGGCTAAACAAGATCAAGCCATACAGGATGTTGCCTTTACAGACGAAGGTAGAGTGCCTGTGGATACTTTTATGAAAGAACTTAATGCTTGGCTAACAGGGTGTGAAACAATCTGGTGCCAAGGTCCTCAATTTGATATGGTTATTATAGAACATTTATTCAGAGACTTTGATCATCATATGAATTGGTTCTTTTGGCAAGTAAACGATTGCAGAACATTATTTAAGATGATGCCTGTAGATCCTCGTAAAGCCATACAGCAAAATTTACATGATGCTCAGGCTGACGCACACTGGCAAGCAGTATGCGTTCAGCAATTTTATCGTGATTATAAAGTATTACCTAGGTAATAGATAATTTTACGACTTTGTTGAGTCTTCCAGATTTCATTAAATTATGAAATTTTTTAAATGCTTTCTTCATGCTATTCTCTCCAAGTTAGTGAATCTACATGTCGAAAACCCTTCATTGTGTTCAACTCCAAAAGAGTTGTGTATTCTGTCTTTGA